TCATTTTCGGTCTTTCAAATACTGCCGGATGAGTTTTTGGGCCGCTTCGCATGTGTCGCCTTTTTCTTTTGCATTCATTATTTCTTTCGCGTTCGCGGCGTGTTTTTCAGCGGTTTTTTTCGCATTATTTTGCGCGTGTATCGCTTTTTCATGCCTTTTTTCGGCTTCCTTTTTCCATTTCATTGCCGCTTCGTTCATGGCTTTCGCCTGCGCCGCCCATTCGTCATTGGCGTATTGGCATAAAGCGTATGTCGCTTGGGCTTTGGCTAATTCGGCTTTCAGGTTCGCGCGCGCAATCGCCAGCCAGCCAATCATGGCTAACGTGCCGGTTATGATTCCGGCAGAAAGTCCTATTTTCCACGTTTCAGGGATTATCATCTTTTCTATCCGGTTCCGCGCCCGATTTAACCGCGATACCGCCTGAGCCTCCAAACAAAAGCCCTGTCAAGCCTGCGCTAAAATTCAGCGGATCAAAATGATGCGAACGCCATACGTCGTAGGCGGCAAATGCGATAAATGACAAAAAGCCGATTAATAAGAGCACGCGCGCAATTTCAAATGTTTCGTTGTCCTTGCCCGTCAGAAGAAGCCTGAAAAAACGCTTTACGCCTGTCATGTTTGCCCTGTCCCGATTATGGCGTTGGCTGCTTCTATGATATCTGTTCTGTTCCACAGCCGCGCTTCCGCCGCTCGCCGGCGCGACAAGCCCCCCAAGATCTCGCCCGACGCGCGGTTCCACCGCATGAATTGCGCAGGGACCTGTTCATACCATCCGCGGTTCAGCAATTTTAGCAATGTCGATCGCTCAAAGTTTGCCGTGCCAACGTTGAATACAAAACTGACAAGCGCCGCGAATTGATTGTCGTTTAAAGGAACCTTGACTAACCGCGTGACCGCCCGTCCCGCGATGCGCAGGTCTTCTTCCAATAACTGATCGGCTTGCTCTGCCGTTATGCGCATGCCCGAGCGCACGGTCCGCGTGTGGCCGTAGCCTATTGTCCAAATTTTCGCCGGGCACCAATAAGGATTCAGGTGAAGGCCTTCATATTCCTTGATCAAGGCAATGCCGTCTTCACTAACGCGACGCTCCGCCCATAGCGGCTCGTGCGTAAGCCGCTTATTTATATGTCCTTCCATGATTTTGAATCCCGCTAACGTAATATTAAAATGACTTGCTTCTTTGTTCCCGACGTTCTGTTGCGGTCGAGTTCGCGCGTCATGCAGTGAATTTCGCTGCGCTAATATTTGTTCTGTTTGTGCGGCGTGGTAAGTTGTCTTTCTATTCTGTCGAGAACGGTCATTTGCGCGCCTAATCGTTCCTCGATGCGCGCCAGTCGCTCCAGAGTCTGGTTTTGTGTTTCCGTTGCGCGCGTTAAATTCGTCTCCAACGCTGCTACGCGCTGTTCGAGAAAAAAAACGTCGCGCTCCTTTGCCGACGCCCACCACACAATTGTCGCGCCTTGCAGTAATATTGCGGCAATCAGCGCCAGGGGTACATGACGCCCCAGCACTCCTCCCAGTTCCATTTTCATGAGAATTTCCTTTATGCTTTAACGGCGCGCACCCGCCATGTGCCTGAAGCCAGCGTTACGCCGCTGCCCGTCACGTTCTGCAAGCAAACCACGACCGTATTTGCAGCGCTTACATATGCCGACGCCTGAACGCCCTGCAGATCATAAGGCGCAGCCACATGCGCAAAATCGCCGAGCGCCGCTCCCGTTACCGTAACTCCCGAAGATACCGCGCCACTTCCGCTGGCGATCGTTCCCGGGTTCCACACAAATGTCGCATCGCCATAAGGCGCGGCCAAAGGCTGCCAGGCCGAGCCTGTGTAATAGAGAAATTTGCTCTCATTTTGAGCCCATGCATGCCACCCTGTTTGCGGCGTTTTAAATTTCCATCCTCCGTAATAGGACGCAATTTTATCCGCATTTCCCGTCCATGTTCCTGTCGGCGACGTTCCCACGATATACACGTCCCCGGTTGCGGGCGACGCCGGCGGCGCGTTGAGAGTCCTGTTAATGACGCTCAGTTGCGTCAGGGCATCGAGATCATTCAAGGCATCGTTATGCGTCACTTCTTTCTGCGCTTGCGATGCGACGAGATATGCCAATGCCAAATTCGGCGTTGTTGTCATGTTGTTCCCCTAAATAACGGCACTTGCCTTTTGCCCACGCCCATAGCGTCCGCTGCGTTGATACACATTCACGGTAAATTGCGACGGGATGCTTCCTCCCCAGTCCGACGTTTGGTCCGCAGCGCCGTACAATTGCGAAGTCGTTGTCACTTCGCCGTATGTGCGCACGACATTCGCGCCGTCCATGATTTCAACGTCATAGAGTTCTTCCGTTTCGTCCAAAGGCACATCAACGTTATCGATCCAATCCCCGTTTTTACGCGCGCGTCGTATCCAGTTGATTGTCAGGTCGCTCCCTGTGCCCGCGCTTCGCGTTCCCGTCAGATGCGCAGGAGCCATTGGTCTTAGCGTCACAAGGTCGTAGGTCACATTGCTGCCCGGCACGTCGCTCAGCGATTGCCCGTTCGACAATGCCCGGAAGTTATATGTCCGATTTCTGTCCGTCAGAAGCGCCGGGATGAATTGCACAGCGCCTTCCGACAAAACAACGAAACGTTCGCCAATTTCATGATCGCCGGCCGTCTCTTCCGTTCCTCGACGCCCGCGCAAGAGGTTGCTGAGCCTGTAAAGTCCAGGTCCCTGTAGAGTGGCGTTTTGAAACTGAATAATCTCATCGCCAAGCAAAGCCGCGTTAGCGCCTCCTAATAAATCCGTTTCGCTGCAACTTGCCAATGCTCCTTGCAGTAGTTGCACATCCACCGTGCTTGCACGGTCCATGTAATACGGCGCACCGTTCCCCAGAACGGTTACCGCCATTCCCGCCTTTGCCACCGAAGAAAATCCGGCGATTCGGCTGTAGTTCACGCCGTCCGCTGCGCGCCACACGTTCGCGCCCGGCCATCCGTCAATTCCGCTTACAGCGGCATAAATACCGGGCTGGTCGTCGGCCGCGCGCAATAACGGTAGGTCCATCAAATATAACGCGCTTGCGACCGGCTCGAGGTCATTTTGCCATGCCGCTTCACCGGCATCGGCAGATGCCCCGCTTGTTGCCGCCACGGGCGGCACAAGTACGCCGCGCATATCCACTATTCCATCTTTGAGCCTGACTTGCGACACACGCATGCGTTTATCGCTCAGGTCGATCACGTCACCCGGTTCTATGGCAAGGTAACGTCGTGAGAGCGTCAAGCGCGCCTGCTCCCGTTCGGCCCAAACGGTAAAAAGACGCGCTTCGGCAATCTGTTTGGCTTTTGCCGCCGTGCTCACCAGAGGCAGACTTACTTTAGCCAGAAAGCGCGCGCCCTTTGTCACCGAACGACGCGCGCGCTGACTTCCCACATCATAATCGCGCGCAGCGTCGATGTAATCCACGCGCACTTCCAGAGGAAGATCGAGTTCTTGTACGCGCGTCTGCTCGAGGAATGGCACGGCATCCGATGATCTTTCGTTTGTCGCCCGCCCTTCCGCGAACGGGATGGCAAGCACAGGCGTATTTCCGTGCTTTACGGCCTTTAACACCACGCCGCTTTCGACGAGATCGAACGGCTCAAAAATACGCAAGGGAGCTATCGCCGACGCGGCCGACATTGCTTCCGGCACTACATAGCCATCCAAAGCCACATCCGCCAGGGCGGTTACGTCATAATCATCGCTTGCGTAACCTGCGCGTTCCAGAATTCCGGCCACAACGCGATCCAGCGTGTCGCCCGTATTGCAGCGGCGGACGATCCCGATTTGATCCAGCGTCGTGTCGGAACCCCTCAGCCCCAAGAGCATCAGCCGAGCGCCATCGATGGCCTCCGCGCCGAAGAGTGTCGACGGGAGATCCATGTTCCCAACGATGGCGCCGTCCGTGACCAATCCGAAATTGCTCTCGTTCAGGCTTATTTCCGATATGCGGTAGTAATTGTCCGTGCTGCTTCGCTGCGCCACGACAATCCGGTTGCCGAAAACCACCGGATGATTGGTCGTACCTACCCCGAAGCTCGCATTTGTTATTTGCTGCCACGGCCGCGTCAGAACGGCCGACGTCGTTCCCAGGCGAAACGACATCATGCGCATGTCGATGACCGTGGCAAAAAAAAGCGTCCATTCGTCATCGGCGGTCCGCAGCAGGCTGGCATGAGGCCCGCTTCCCGAACCCGTCGAAATTCCACTTATTATCGTATATGGGCTGCCAACCATCAGCGTGTTGTTTTGCCATACGATATGCCGCGCATAGAGCGTTGTGAAATAGCTGCCGCTATCGGCCATAATGTTAAGCAGTCCGCCGGCCAGGGGCACCAATGACGTATAAAACAGAGGCAGACGCGTCGTTGCCGTGTTTGCGCCCCACACATCGAAAAACCCGAGATCGATAACGCTCATTCCCGCCCGCGCAAAGACATGCACTCCCCGGCGGCCTGAGGAAACGCTACTCACGGCAAAGTGATTGGCGTCCAGCCACGCTATCTTTTTGCACGTATCCACATAGATTTGGCTTGTCGCGTAAACGGTTCCAAACTGATGTGTATTGGTGTCATAAATGACAAAATGGTACGTGGTGGGCGTTCCGCCGTTCCTAAGCTGGAGCGCCACGAACCGCCCATCGGGGGCCATACTCCAGGCATGATCCGTAACGCTGCTGACGGCAAAACTATTGCTTTGCGCCGCCGTCATTTCAATCGGCTCATCGCCCGTCACGTCGTATTCCGCGACACTAAAAGACGCCATACCTCCGTCCAGATTATATCCGCCTACGAGCATACGCCGCGCGCGCGTGGCCGTGCCTTCACTCACCAACGGCGCCATCCCTTTATTCTGCACGGGTGTCGGCCGGTGGCAGATATTTGAACTCGTATCGCCGAGCCAAAGCGGCTGTGTAACCACATCCGCCGGCAACACCTCAAACGTCAGGTTCGGCAAACGATTGCCGAAGTTCGACAATTGCAGGGATTCCAAAACGATATAGGCCAGGCCGCGATAAGCCGGCGTGTTTCCCGTGCCGATCATCGACTCCAAAAACGGATTGACCTCTTGCGTTGCGGTTCCTTTGTAAAAAGATGCGCTGTCGACGACGCCTGTCTTCCAAATTCCGTTTTGATAAATGACTTTGCTGTCTGCCCAGATTGTCGCTATGCCGCCGATCTCGCCGGCAGCTATGGCAACGGCGCAATGGACGCTGTAAGAATAGGTCGTCCGCGTGCTGCCAGACGAGCCTCCTATGATTCCGCCCTTGCCGCCGCTTGTCTGCGTTTCATGCGAGGTTTCAATGAGATCCGAGATCCATATGATATTGCCCGAAACACGCACGCAACCGAACACAAGAGGTATGCCAATTCCGTAACGCGAGTCTTGCACGCGCAGACTTCCCAGGCGCGGCCCGTCCTTGGCCGAGGCGCTTTTTCGAAGCCCCAGTTCCGTGTCCGCCCAACGGCCTAGTTGTCTGCCGTAATATCCCAATATCTGGCCGCCGATGCCCGGCACGATTTCATTGCCGATCGACGCGCCAAGAGATGAAAGTACAATTGAAGCCATTGTCAGGTATTAAAAGTTGGGTTCCGAAGGTCAGGAATCAGAAAATCTGTAAATGCAAACAAGCCTCTTTTTCCAATAATTGCCGATGGTCGTTTCCACTACATATCGCGCGGGCGCAAAGCTGTGGATCATCGTCGTCTCACTCGTCGCCAGCGCCACATGCTGCGGCTGACGATCATAACGGAACACAAGGATGTCGCCTGCCCGGCATGATTCCACCGGAACGCCGCCGTGTTCTTCGATAGCCCTGACGAGCGAGATTCCGTCAGGCCGCGATCGGTAATCCAACCGGTCGTTGACAATATATCCCGCAGCGCGGCGCGCTATTACAATCAAGCCGATGCAATCCAGACCCAAGCCCGGCTGTCTTCCCTGGTGATGAAACGGCGTGCCCAGACATGCACGCGCGGCCGTTATCATGCACTCTATGCGTGTCATATTGTTTAATTTATTTGTTATCCGGATATTGCAATATTTTGTCTAGGCCCGGCACGTGCGGAAATCCGCCGAAGTTTATCACGTTACTGAATTTTTCTTTACATGCGGCAAAGCGTTTGTCGCATCCCGGATAAACCGTATAGGCATCGTTCATGCCGATCGCATTCGGCATCGGCAACCATAACGAAAATGTCTGACTCAATGCATCCCATTTGCGGACTTCCATCGCCAACCCTTGATTGGCGCCGCTTGTCCATGTCAGTTTTCCGTAATCAAAATATCCATTGGTTTCACTGCGCATATAGTCTGAAAATGTCGCATTGTCCGTTATCCCTGTCACGTTTCCCGCGACCGTCAGCGCCGTCGTATTGACACCACAACGGCTGTCGCCAAGATCATACCGGCATTCCGGTGTGTAGGCATCACCGACGCGACGCTCCAGCAAGTCATGCAAGCCCCGCAAAGCCGCTACATATTTGCCGCAAGCATACGTCACTTCCCCCAGCCATCCGCGCCGCACTTGCACGGCCCCTTGTTCCAAATTGTTCCAATTGACTATGAAAACATCAATACGCGCATGATCGTAAAGACCGGCTTTTATATCGGTTTCACTAATTTCCAAACTGTCCAGAATGCCCTCGACGTCGAAATTGTTTTCCTTGAGGGAACTCGTGTTATCCAGCACATGCGGCGTGAGCGATCCGTCGGCACGATATGTTATATCGTCAAACAGGAGATCGGCATCGTGTGTCGTAAATCCTTTAATTACTCCGTCCGCGCGCGTGATTTTGACAAGCACGGTTAATGTCGTCAGCTCACCGTTCAAGTGCGTTTGTAATGCCGACGAAATTGTTTTCATCAGACCCTTATTTCCATGAGTGGAATCTCGGTTTTGACTTGCTGCGCATCTTCCGCCCTCATATTCAACAGATCGGTATCGAAGCGCACGGGGACGTCGAAAAGGAATCCGGCGGTAATCATATAGGTTGGCGCTGGCGGTTCCGCAAAAGTTACTCTTCCCGTCACTGTGTCAACCGACCAGCCGGACATCGTTTGTTCGCCGTTTACGCCGATGGTTACGCTGTCCGCTACCGGTTTGCGTATTGCGCGCTGGTGAACAATCCCGCCGCTTCCGTAATTTTTAACAAGCTGAAAGGCCGTCGTCGTTCCGTCACCCGTTCCGATGATCTGGTCGTTCCACTGCGGGGATGCCGTCCCATCGGCGGCGCTTGAATAGTCGCTCCAGTCTTTCAGACGAAAGCCTCGCGCGCGCCCCACTCTTGCCTGAAAAAAGGCTTGCAATAAGGAGCTATCGACCGCCGAGCGCACCCCAGAACGCGCGTCGTATTTCCGCCTGGCCTGGCTCCAATTTTGATTCCGCCGTTCGTAGCCTCCGTCAATCGTAATAATTTCGGTTGAAAATTGAGGGCCACTCCTGGAACCGTAGGCCAGCTTAAGCGGCAATTGCACTTCATCAAATGACATACTTCTTTACTCCAGCAGTCCGCCTTCCTCGACATGCACATCCATCCAACGCTTGCCATCATCCACTTCAACGATGCCATGAATAACATATGTTCTGTTGTTGCCGGTCAGGCGCATGCCGGTCTTCACTTCCAGATCCGATGCATAGCGTATGCGCACTATATGGGTGATACGTCTTTCGGCTTGTGTCGCGGCGTTCTTATCGACGGGCGTTATTTTTCCCCACAGATTTTCTGTCGTTGACCATGATGACCTATACCCTCCTGCCCCGTCGGGTATCAATTCCGCGGCTTGCAACGTCAGCCGCCGCTTTAACATGCCAAGACGCATTACAGCCTCACGGATCTGATCGTATAGGGATCGAGCAACGCCTGAATCACCAGAGGCATATTGACTCCCGTTTGGTTTGCAACGGCATCATGACGCGAAGATCCCATCACGACGGCTTCGCCGCGGTGTTCATACCAGTGCGCGGCAAGTTGCTTGATGGCCAGTTTTATCGCTTCCGGCACATCGCTTGCGGTCGTTCCATATCCGGCCGTGAAATCGATTGAGATTCCTTTCACGGCACGCGTTGGCACAGGCCATGTTCTTCCCGCCCGTAACGCCAGCCGTCCCGGCTCATTTCCCGTATCCACATAGTAGTTTTCCGCGCCCCATATTGTTCCGGCATCGTTGTCGTCATATGTGGTTATTTCATCCACATTCGTCAGCGGCGGTCGCGGCAATTCGACGACGGAGCTTTCCGGCCATGCATCGAGGCTCAGCCGCCATGTCTGCGTCATGAAGGCACGGCGCGTATAGCTTTCGGCCCACAGCCGCGCCGCCGTGATTAACATCGCCGCCAGTGCATCATCCGCGCTCGTGTCGATACGCGCATGCGCCTTTAATTCCGTCAGCGTCACCGGCTCGACCGCTGGCGGCGTAATGAGTGTAAACGACATAATTGCCTCTTTTTCTTACGCCCACACTCCCAGGACAGTTTTGCCTTCGCCCTGCGTGATTACGGAAATATTACCCGGAAAAGCCATATTCTTATCCGAACGCACGCACGCGTACCAAAGCCCGTTACTCTCTACAGGTCCCAGTACGTTTTCATATGTCGCGCATATTTCTTTTATTGTCGCTTCATCAGCGCTCGTTATCCACGTATCGACGTAAGCCCTCATTGAGTCACCTGTTGCAGAGTTGTGTTATCGATGCCAAAGTTCCAATAACAAAAACGGCGCATCCAGCCGTTGGCCCGATGCGTGCCGTCCGTCACTTTTCTACAGAAAGTCAGGCGGTTAATAGCCGTTGGTATTGTGGCCGCCGTGTCCGTTTGTACGCTTGATCCGTTGTTGGATACGGCAATATCGTTTGTGGCGTATCGCAGAGCCTGTTTCATCGTCTGATTGGGCACAATGATGGTCCCTGGCGACTGATTTGGCGTATCGGCCTGACTGACGCCGTCCGCAGTCACGGAACCGCCGACACGGTTCGTTGTCCCACCCGTATAATAAAAGCCGATCCTGTTTTCTTCGCTGCCGTTGTTGAAAAAAACGATGCGCGGATTCAGCGACGTTGAGTTGCTCAAGCCCTCTTGCACATATTCGACAGCCATGCTTCCCGAAGAAGCGTTGAACCACGGTATCGACATGACGTCGATCGACTCCGCTGCCAATGTCACCGACGAACCCGCCGTTAAGATCGTGCTTGTCGGGTAAATCGAAGCCTGCATTTGCGCGGCATCGGCCGCTATGACGTCTCCGCTTACAGCCATTTTTATCCCGAAAACAGGATCAGCGATGTTTTGATACGGCGCGGAGAAACGTTTCCATGACGATGTTACGCTTGCGGCCGTCCACGTTGTCCCGCCATCCAAGGTCAAGCTCACCGCGCCGGAGCCTTCGATTCTTTTAAGGAATACGCTGAAAACGCGATTTGCCGCCGTCGCGATGACCGTTTGCATAACCGTTGCGTTATTGGCGCTTGCCGTTAGACGTGAGGCCGAAGAAACCCCGCCATCGATGCCCGTTTGGTCCAACGCTGCCGCGATGTTTGTTTTCACCCAAACACCGTTCGTCATGTCCCGGCAATATAACGCGCTGTTTGTTTGAATTGTCTCGCAGCAAAGCCCTTTTGGTTGAAAAGTCTCCGGGTCGTAATCGAAACGCGGCTCATCTATCGCCGCCAGCTTCAGCAATCCGTCGCAACCGAAATACCAGCCTTGCGAAGCGCGCGCGAACGTCACGCATGACGGCAAGTTATTCAGGAATGAAAGATCAACCGCCGGTTTATCTTTACGACGCAAAAGCAGCAGCGCCATCATCAGACCGGCCGCAAGACGAGCGCAAGCGTACTGTCCTGCCCCTGGCTGACAGGCGTTCCGGACGTGCCCGAACGCACTTTCAGCCACTCGACCGGTGCGAAATTGGCGGGCTCGAACGCTACATATCGCGAAGCGGCGGCCGATGCCGTCAGCTCATTACCGTTTGCATCGTACATATTATACCAGTTCGTTCCGTCAGCCGACATTTGAAACGTCAGCCCTGCGGCCGTCCACGCGGTCGGCATGATCATGCCGAACATGCGCAGCCCTCCCAGATTGACCGCAGCGGAGAGAGATTGCCCGCTTGCTATTGTCGTCGTAACGGTATCCACGACATTTATGACCGTGTTACGCATATTTTTCTCTTTCAATAAGAAGTGTTCAGGATTCAGGGGTCAGGAATTTCATTGTTTCCCGCCCCCTGATTGTTTCATTCACGTTCCTGAAGATTATTGTGTCGGCGCATTCCTGGGCGATCCGGCGACCACGAATGCCGAACTCAAAGCGCCCGTCGTCGCGCCGCTTGTCGTCATCACAACGCGCACATAACGTTGGGCCCCGATATAGCCGACCGACTGCACGGTATTGCTTCCGGCAGAACCACTGACGGCGATCAATGCGCCGTCAAGATCGGAAGCCGATACGGTCGTGTACGTCGAATTGTCCATCGAATGCTGAACCGAAGGCGTATGCGTGCCATCGGTCCATGTGCCGAAAGCGACGGCAATTACCGCCGCGTCGAACCCGCGCAAATCGACGGCGGTTCCCGTCGCCGTCCCGTTCCCGCGCGCCGCCGGCGCCAGCGTCGTCGTCACCAGCGTTTTTTTCAATAAATCCCTAAGTGCCATTTTTTAACTCCTCAATCAAAACAAAAGCCCCTCTCCCCTTGAGGGAGAGGATAGAGCGCGTTAACGAGTGCCGTTGTTAGGCACGAGTGTTACGCGCTCTTGGTGAGGGGTGCGGTCAAGAAGCTCTATCTCTCAATTCTTGTCACAACTTCTCAATACCCGAGACCCGATCCCCGATTTACGCCGTCGCAAATTTCAGCAGCTTCATTGCCTCGAAATTGACGACATCGCCGCCGACGCGCTTCGAGCAACGGAAGCGCACAAATGGCGCCGCCGTGTACGGATCGCGCAAAACGCGCATCCCGATCCTGTCGACGATCGTGTAAGCCTCCTCGAAATTGCCGAACGCGAGCGAAGTGGAACCCGAAGCCACGGCCGGCATATCCTCGGCCAGCACGACCGGATGGCCCAGAAGCGTCGCCGGTGTCCCTGCCTGCAAGCCAGGCTGCCAGATATAGGCGTTGTTCGTATTTTCCTTGAACTTGCGGATGAGATCGGCCACCGCACGCGGCATGAGCCACACGGCCTTGGGCAAATACCCGGCCTTTAGCTTGTGCATGAGGGAAATCAGAACGTCGGCGCCGTTCGACGTCGAAAACGCGGCGTCGGTTCCCGTAGCGACGTGCTCGATCACACCCCACGAACGCGTCGCATCGCCCGTAGCCGCCGTCGAATAGCTCAAAAAGCCACGCGGCTGACCGATGCCGTCGCCTGAAACGAACGCCGTATTCTCCTTACGTGCGAATTTATTCGCTACGCGCCCGACAAGCCATTCCTCGACATTGATCACCGCATCGTCCAAAAGCTTCTGCGTCGCCCTCGGCTGCGCGTAAAGCTCATGCGCCGGAATGCGAATGCGCCCGATGTTGCCTTGATCGGTATCCGAACGCGTGCCGAGTTCCGAAACCCATTGAGCGTCCGGCTCGTTCGTGTCGCGCAATATCTCGACGGCCTCGCTCGAGATCGTCATGACCGTAGCCAATTGCCGCATCGGAGTCGTATCGAACTGCCGCGTTACGATCCTGTCGGCCATCTCGGCGGGCACCATATAGCCGCCCAGCTGGTCGCCGATCACATCCATGTCCTTCGTCTGCAGGCTGGTGATCTCGTTCTCCAGGCCTTTGGTCACGTAACGCATGAAGGCGCTCTTGTACTCGTTGCCCTCTTCATGCAGCACGGCCGCTTGCCCCTTCGCCGGACGCCGCAAAGCGGTTTCCACGCTGCCTACTTCGTCCTGTAGCCTGGTGATCGTCTGATCCATCCGGCTCAGTTTGTCGCCCAGCAGAACATCGGCCGATCCGCGCCGTTCGATTTCCGCCAAACGCACGTCGTTGACGGATTTATATTCTTCAAAGGCCCGCGCAAGCGTATCCGTCGCCGCATGAACCTCGTTCATGTCAATCATCTCTTTCTCTCCTTTTCAATTAATTATATTCCCTCTCCCCTTGATCACGGAGATAAGGAAATCACCGTAGAGTCCCCCTCCCCTTGAGGGAGGGGTTAGGGGAGGGGTATGTCAAAGTGTTCGCGAAGCGAACTCCTCACCTGAATGCCGAATGCTAATTTCGCACCCTGCACCTTCTATTTTCTCCCCTTTAGCACCCTCACCGCCTTCTCGATCCGCGCCACCGCCTTCCGCGTCTCGCGCTCGTCCTTTCGCAGGGCGCGCACGGGCGACTTCACGTCGCTCACGCGCGCCGCGTCGTTGGCCGGAAAAGTCACCAAAGAGATTTCGAATAAATCAAGATCGGTCAGCACGCGTGCCTTGCGCTTGCCGTCGATACGGCTGCTGATGACCTTGTAGCCGATAGACAACCCCGTCAGGGCCCCCATCTTCAAAAGCTCATAAGCCTCCATCCCTTTTTGCGTTCGCAGCGCCAGCCTTCCCTGCACCGCCAGCCCGTTTTTGTCTTCCTGCAAGGACATCCACAATCCGATGGGCAAAGTCGGATCGTGCATCCATAACATCGCGGGCATACGTCCTTGCATGCGCCACGACGCCAGCGTGCGCATGAACGCTCCAGCCGCTACGATTTCATTTTGATGGTCGAGAGCGCCGAACACGCTTGCGTAACCCGAAAACAACCCGTCAGGCGACAACGATTTGATCTCCAGCGCCCGCGCCATATGCTTAATATCCATGTCACCTCATATTAAATATCGTCATTGCGAGGGCCGTAGGCCCGCGGCAATCCAGTAATCATTAGGGTCCTGAACCCTCCTCAACCGGCCCATACCCCAGCGCCTCCCGTTTTTCGTTGACGGTCAGGAAATCCGCGCGCCCGATTTTGTCCCACAAGGCATCGCGCCGCGCCGTCAAGGCGCTCACCTGATCCTCGTCGTAATCGAGCGACGCTCCGTCATCGAACAACGGCGTCAGCCAGTGATCGATGGCCGCCATCACGCGCTCGACCTGCGGCAGCACCGTTTCCTCGTAAAACGCAAGCCGCGCCTCGGCGAGATTGTTATACGTCTGCGCTCCCGGAATGCCGATCAGTTGCGCCGGCACCCCGAACGCCAAAGCGATATCGCGCGCCGAAACGTCGCGCCCGGCGAGCCAGTCCATATCCTTGGGCGACAAACTCATGTCGCGCCACTCAAGCCCGCCTTCCAAAATCAAGGGCCGCCCCGCGTTTCGCGCGCCCTGATAGTTTTGATCCAGTTCCTCGCGCAAGCGTTGCAGTTGATCGTCGGCCAGCGCCGCCGCGCTGCCGTCCTTCGGCGCATACACTAACGCGCCTGAAGGCCGCGCTCCCCGGTTCAAAAGCGATTGGTTCCACGCTCCGGCGGCATTGTGCTGATCCACCGAGACCAGCGCCGCCTCGAGCGGCGCCATTCCGTACCAATCGTCCAGGGGATGGAAATTCTTGATGTGCAATATCGCGCTCGTGCCGGTAATCGGATCGGAGCTCCACCGCGTCAGCTGTCCGTTCACGGCATATTCATATCCCTGCGGCAATCCCGCAGGTCCCGGCACCACGCGCATTCTGTCGGGCCGCAAAACATAAAGCTCCGTCGGTGCTAACCCCTCGCGCGGCTGCACCGCTTCGATGTAGGCGTTCCCCGCAATCTGTAAATTTACGTAAACGCTCTCTAAAAAGGCCATGCCGTCCTGCAGCGGATTGGGATGCAGCAGCAAATCCAGAAGCGGGTGCTCGTCGATTTCCTGCCCCGCGCCGTCATATAGCAGCAAAGGCACCGAAGCCGCCGCGCGCGCAATCATCGAGGCGCAACGGTAAGCAATAACGTTCTTCCGGAATCCCTCTTCCGCAACCGTCTCATAACGCCGCAGCGTCCATTTAGGCTTGCCGACGCTGTGCAGCGCAATCATCCCACCCGCCGCACTGGTCTTGGAGCGTGGCGCTCCCGCCGTCACTTTTTCGCGCGCGCGCGTTTTATCGTTTCCTTTCGCTTTTGCGCGAAGCACATTTCTCACGAGATCCCGAAACCTCATGCCGTCCCTTTCAGCAATATATTAATAACGTTATCCCGGAAAATTTTCTTTTCCCTGCAGGGGAAAGAAAATTTATCCGTGGCCCAGTGGAGGAATCCAAAAGAAAGATGTTACAAATTTTTGGGCCGAACGATCAATCGCAGCCCCTTGCCCCTCACAACACCCTCACTCTCGGCTCACCTCTTGCCACATTCGACAATTCCGTCACCGCCCACACGAGCGCATCGACCCTGTCCGGCGACTCCGAACCCATCGACCCGGCGCCCGCAAACCGGCACATCTGATCCTCAAGCTGCGCCATGGCGGAAACATGCTTCACGCGTCCCTGCTCGTACAAAGCCGCCACGGGCAGCGCCCGCTCATGCTTGTTCCGCAGCGCCCGCACCGGCTTAAATAAAATATGCGGCGCCATCTGCCGCAAAATCCGCTCCACCATCTCGCCGCCCGCGTTGACCTCGGCCACGATCATTTGCGCGCGCCTCTCCTGATAAAGCATAATCGCCCGCTGCGCCCAAACGTCGGGCTTTCCGCGGCACGACCAGTCGTCCAAAACATAAATCAATCCGTCCGCGCCTCGCCCGGCCGCCACAATTCCCGTCTCGTCGCTCCCGGCATGCGAACTGCACGCCGGATCGATCGCCACCACGATGCGCGTCAGCTCCGACACGCTCATGACGCGGCACCGCTCGATCAAATCGCGATCCCACAGCGCGCCTTCCGTGTCCTCCAAAAGCTCCGCGTCCAGCTCCTGCCGCCCCAGTCTCGTCCCGGCATACCGGTCCATCAGCTGTTCCATCACGCGCGGCGCCAAGTTCACGGCATTGTCGGCCGTCCGCCCGTGCGTCACATGCACGTCGCGGAATTTGCGCCCTAACAGTTCCTTGATCACATCCGTATTCCTTGGCGTCGTCGTCACCACGACACGCGGATCGTCCCCCAGCCTCAACCCGAACCACAACTGGTCGAACGCCGCGCGCGACGTCCACGCGCCCAGTTCGTCGCACCACACGCGGTGAAACTGCGGCCCGCGTAACCTCTCCGGCTCATCCGCCGAAAAAAGTTTGATCCGGCTACCGTTCACGAGGCGAAGTTCGCCGAAACTGCGGTTCCATGTTTTGACATACGAAAGATGCAGCGCCTTTAAAATCCCGCTTTCGCCCTCGACGCAAACGTCACGCGCATCGGCATAAGTCGGCGCGATGACCCCCATCCGCGATTTCGGGTTTTCCATCGCAAATCTTGCAATGTCCTCCGCGCCCGTGCGCGTCTTTCCCCATCCCCGTCCAGCCAGAATGAGCCAAACGCGCCACTCACCCTCCGGGGTTATCTGGTTTTCCCTCGCCGTTTGAAGCCACAGTGTGCGTTGGGATGTAGCCAGCTCGGCGTGCTGCGGTAAAGTCGGCCAGGAATCTTCTGATTTGGATACGGGCCGTTTTGCGTTCTTCCTCACCGACTTGCCGCATTTCTTCGATTTCCGCTTTTTGTTTTCTTGCATTTATCCTGAACCTGGCGCGTTCCAGTTTATGGCGGCGCATATTTTTCGTCATGCGCAGCAATTCGCGCGCCGCGCTGCACTGAAGGCTTTTTTCGTTTTCCGTTTCGAGAATCTTCAGAAGGATCGCCTGAATTTTCGCGTCGATTTTGTCGGGCGACAGTGTTTTCGGGCTTTTGTTCATTTTTTTCGCCGCCATCATTATGGCCGCCGGAAGCGAACGTTTTTGCTTTCGCTTATCTTCGGGCGCCGTCATTTTCGGGAAAAATCACTCATTCACGTCAGGGCGCAGTACGCCGTAGGCATGTCAATACCACAGCGGCACACCACCTGTCAAGCATTATATTCTTATTTTGTGAATATTCTTTTATATCGGCCCTTCAGGTCTTAACCTCATATTAACCACGAGTTTCAATGCTGTCGGGTGGTGTGGTAGGATTCGCCCGGCGGCAGATTCGGCCTTGAGTCGCCGCTTTTTTGAAAAGGTCATTATATGATCGATCCCGTTTCCGGCTCAGGCACGAGCGCCCTTCTTCGTACGCAAACGACACAGGCTTCCGTCGGCATTGCCGCGCTCAAAAGCAACCAGCAAGCGCAGCAAGCCATCATCAACCAGCTTCAAAAGGGCCTCGATACCAGCAAGGCTATAACTGCCGCTGCGGCGGCGCAGCCCCGGCAACTGCCCGCGAACGCGAGTTCGTTGCCTCGGGGCAGTCTTGTCGATATGGTTGTTTAGAGCGGGATGCGTTGAGGTTGAATCAAGCGTTGAGGTTTTTCCCGCTCTAACTTTTTTATTAGACAGCAATACACGCTCCCGGTTTCGGCGCTTTGCGTCTCAACCTCAAACGATCTCGGTCTAGGGATACGGGTTTAGACTTAAGGCACTATTATTTATTCTTCATTCCGTACCACTCCACAAGGATTTCCAGTCCTTTGACGAGTCTGCTCATGCGTTCCATTTTTGGCAGTTTTTCGTAACATGCGACGGTAATCACCGCATCGCTGTATTTCAGTCCCAATGCCCGAACGGCATTTCGCCAGCGCTGATAGGCCGCTTCTTCGATCTCATTGCGCTCGTCCCACGGCCCAACAGGCGAAAGCTTCACATGCGCCGGGTTATAGCTGCCTGCAAGCCTGATCTCCATGCCCGCCACATAAAAATCGAGCTTGAAACGCAGGGCCGCCTCGCGTTGCACGTCAGAGATCACGCGCCTGAGCGCCAGAATATCGATAATATTTTCTTCCATTGCGCGCGCCGCCATCACGCCCGCCCGTTCGGTGATCTCCAGACGGCGCCCCGAATGCTGCCATCTTTCTTCCGGCCCATGGTCGGCGTTCACGCGGCGCGTTTTATGACGCGGCACACTTTCTATTTCCCGACGCGACATTACCCCCCCTTTTTTTATGCTATTTTGCACACCATTCGCACATCATTTGCATACTATGGGAGGAAGTATATACTATTTTTATATTAATACAAGGGTTATTTTCCTATAACTCACGTGTGTTCTCTTGCCGCTACATTGCGTTTCCCGTCTACAGCACGTCGTACGATTCCCCGAATTTAACCCTTAGCTTCCGGTATACTTACAGCTCCACGCGCAATAGTCCGTGTCGCCGGATCTCAACACCGCGCAACGGGCATTTCCCAACTCGCAGTCGGGAACAAGCCCGCACGTCATGGGGCCAACAACCACGCGAATGCATCCTGCTTCGCCGCTGCCTGCGGGAGCGCCAATACATTGTTCACCAAGGTTCGGCAAGTCGCGCGTGATGCTTCCGCCCATGGCAAAGCACCTGTTTTGCTTCATGAGCCTGGCTTCTTCCACGTTCATCGCCTTCCACACCAAGTTCGAGCTTCCTTCATAGGCATGCAGGCAGGCCACAAGAACGGCGTTGCCCGTCGCCATTTGCGTTGTGCCAAGTTTGCCGGGACACGGATCGCCGGGCCTGACGACCTCGGCGGCCAAGGCCGGATTTAACAAGGCTGTTGCTGTTATCACGCTGGTCAGAAGGGTAAAAAATGCAAAACGATTCATCATGGAACTCCTCCTAATAGAGAAACCTTGCTCCGCTACGAGCTGTTCAAAGACTATGGGTATTTGTTTGTTATTTCAAGACAAGACACAACGGCTCGAAAGGCGACTCGCGATCCCTTGTTTTAGCTTTTGTTGAGACTGTTAGACGCTTGTTGAGGCTTCGGCTTCTTCGAGAGGAACCTGATCGACCAGATAACGGATGGCGGCGTCGTAATTATCGGAGGGAAGGCATTTCACGTTCGGAATATTGAAACGGTCTGCAACCTGGCGCTCAATGCGGAAATGGTGTCGCCGCGTCGTGTGTGCCACATACATGATCAATGCCGTGAGCGACGTCAGCTCGTGCTCATTCACGGGTTTCGCAGCCGTAAAATCGTGCCGCATCCAGTGACGCGGCCTGCGTTCATCGATTTCCGCGCGGTTTTTGGCTTGCGGCGGGTTGGGAGGCGTGGTTGTGAGCGTTTTCACAAGCGCCATCGGCGATGGCATTGGCGTCACGGGCGTGATCGCATGCGCCGTGTGCGCAAACGATTTCCTGTTCGACTGCTCCTTTATTTTGGTGCGTGTTTCCTCCAGCGCCTTGTTGAGCGCCATCGAAATTTGCTCCGCGCGCGTTTTTTTCGTCGCGATGGCTCTCGTTTTTTTCGTTTTTGCGGTTTTTTGCGCCTTCGCGCGCGCGTTGTGCAT